GCTGCTGAGTGGTTGCGCCGCCGCGCTGAACGATAGTGCAATCTGCGATGGCACGATGCAAAGCAGGACGAACCATGCGGCGGCACTGGCGGCGGATGGTGGCCCGCGTTCGTTGGTCACGGGTGCGCTTCTGATTCAACAGATCGACGCTGGGTGTAGGAAATGACCCCTCGTCAGCAGCAAATCTACAACGCTGTGCAGCGGCTCGGCAGCAAAACCGCTGCGGCCAAAGAATTGCAGGTTGATCGCAAGACAATCCGCAGATCATACGCTGCGGCAGAGGCTTGGCTGAACGCGGATGAAGGCATCATTGCCGCGCTGGAAAGCACTGGCCTATCTGCTGACACAGGCAAGCATGGCTGGAGGCGCGTCCAGAATAAAGAAACAGGCTCATGGGATTCGGTCTTTTGGAAGTCTGAGGTATCGCAAGAAGAAGTAACGCCTTGGGCGGATCTGTTCCGAGAAGCCTTAGGGTCTGTGCCAGAGGCTTTGCCCGCGCTAGTTCCTGACAATGTGTCGCACGACCTACTTCCGCGCTACATCATCGCTGACGTTCACTTTGGGATGAAAGCATGGGCTGACGAGACGGGTGCGGAGTATAACATCGCAATCGCCGCACAGCGCTTGGCCGAGTCGTCGGCCACACTGATCGGCGCGGCGCCGTACACAGATCGGGCGATCATCTTGAACCTAGGCGATACGTTGCACCAGAATGATGGCAAGAACATTACGCCAGCATCAAGCCACATCCTTGATGTCGATGGTCGATTTGCTCAGGCGGCGATAGCTGCGGTTCGGGCGCACGTCAACATGATCGAGGCGGCTAAGGCGAAGCACAAAAACATTGACGTTGTGATCTTGGCTGGAAACCATGACCCAGACTTTACGCAGATGCTGGCGATTGCTTTAGTGTTCAAATACGAAGCTGACGAACGCGTGACGGTTCATTTTAACCCAGCTAAATTGTGGGTCTGGGAGTTTGGGCGCAATATGCTGACCGCGCATCATGGCGACAAGACCAAGCCAGATCGCATTGTGATGCAAGCGGCTGATGTTCACGCGCCGATCTGGGGCCGCACATATTGGCGATACCTAGATACAGGGCATATACACCAAGACAGCGCAAAAGACATCGGTGGGATGTTCTGGGAAAGCCATCGAGCAATCACAACACGGGACGCAGCTGCGGCGGGCTTTGGCTATACTGGCCGATCAACAATGAAGTGCATCACTGTGCATCGTGAGCGTGGCGAGGTTATGAGGCACACAGCAGCGATAGGTTGATTGTGGGGGTGTTCTGCACCCTGAGCGCATGGACCGTGGTGTCCTGCCTTCTCTACCCCACGCAGGGCATGATCTGATTTACATACCACGAAGCCACTGATCGACCAATGGCAAATATTTGTGATCTTCCCCGTATTTTTCAATCCATGATGCTTTCCCATTGTGAATCGCATCTGGGCCATCTTGATGGTGCGCTTTACAAAGCGGGATCACATCCATGTCGCTTGTCTTAGCGGATCCATAGCGCCCGCAGATAACATGATGTGCATCGCTAGGTCCGTGTTTTGTGCAGATTACGCAGGGAAGTTGTTTGACGCGGGCAATATGCGCCCGCGCCTTAGTTGTGCCACGTTCGGCCTTAGATTTTTTTTGACCTAGTGGGCCGCGTCCTGTTAGGTCAGCCATCTTTCCCATTTCAGGCATTGGATGTTGTTTTGCTGGGCCATGTCATAAAGATGAGTGACTTTAGCTTTTGACTTTTTAGCCCGTCCTATTGCCACTTCGATTCGGTCTTTTTCTTCATAGAGTGAAGAAAGTTTAGCATAGGCAGTGGACTTCATAAAGGGCTTCAGTATCCAGTGCATGATTACATCCCTAGCGCTGCGCGATACATCGTTTCAATGGCCTCTTCCTCTGCTACTTCATCAGCGCGTTTTTTCCTCAAAGCCACGACCTTGCGAAGCACCTTTGCATCATAGCCAGATGACTTTGCCTCAGTATAGATCAGGTTGCGAACGTCAACACAGTCATCGATGGTAGCATTTATGTGTTCAATACGTTCAACAAGCTGAAGCAGTTCTTGGTTGATGTCTTGCATGTCAGTTCCTTGGTTTGGTTGTTGGGAGGGCTTTGAGAACGGCTTTGCCTTGGTCTGTTAGTTGCCAGTGATTTCCAACGCTTTGAATCGTAAACCACGGGCCATCATCTGGGCGATCTACACGTTCAGCCCATCCGACTAGTTCAAGGCTGTAAAGTGCTGCGCCATGAACATTGCTGTGAATTGATGTGAAGACTTCTTCCCCGTATTTCTCAATATCTTTGAGCGCTTGCCACCTCGTGGCGTTTAGTCTTGGTTTCATTTGCTCTCCTTTTCAGACCACACGACACCATGCCGTGCGCCATATTCGTAAATCATTTCGATCAGATCAGACATCTGCGGCTTGGTTAGCTTTGACGATCTAAACCCAAGCGGGAATGGACCTGATCCATCCAAGCCTTCCGCGAATGCTACCTGATGGCCTAGAGAGTGCAGAAAGGCGCACTTCCACGTTTCAGGTGTCCATCTGCGGCCTTCTGGGCGGGCCATTGCCACATCGGTCAGCATGGCCCACATCTTGTCATTCTGCTCCAAAGTCCGATCACCGCCCGCGATTGTCACGGTTGAGAAGTCTGGCGCTGCGTCTATAAGCTGGTGGGCATAGAGGCGTTGCAGTGAGCCTGTGAGGCGGATCTTGTATGGCATCATCCCGCGCCCTGATTGGTCCAGTGGCTGACCATCACCGCGAAGACCTCATCGCGCGGGATGTCCAGTTCCTTCGCCACCTTGTCCATCGTCATCGAGGCCAAGGCGTGCCATATGCCGCCCGCTTCTTCTTCGAGGCGGTCATAGGTGGCAATGATTAGCTTCCTATCAGACATTAAACTTCTCCCGCAGTTGCTGAAGTTTCATTTCCAGATCACCAAGGAACTTAATCACCTCAGCCTTGATGTCTTCCTGCATAGCGTGATCTGCGTGGACCCGCTGCATCCAGAAATTCATATCTCCGGGCATACGGGGATCAAAGCTGACGAAATCGCACCATTCCCTTCCGCAGCACATCATTTGCACCTGCATCTGGATCATGTATTTTGACGGCACCTTGCCAGCCAGCAGCGTCTCAATGTGAGTGGCAGAGTTTGGGCATTTAATTTCGATCAGCCCATCCGATCCCACCAGCCCGTCAGGTGATGCTCCGAAGCCAGCGATGGTTGGGTGCGGGATGAAACCTGTCTCTACTACAGCCTCGCCTGTCATCAACTCGTAGGCCATGCGGGCCTGTGGCTCTGTATCCGTTCCCCACTGCATGGCGGTGCTAGAAAAGCCCTCTGTGGGCGTCTGCGTCAGCCTCTCGGTAATAAGCTGGGCCATGTAGTTGGCCCGACTAGCGCTGTAACCTGTTTTGGTGGTCGCCATCACATCGGCGGTGCGGGATGCTGTGACACATCCCAACCGCGCTGCGAACCATTCTTCACTGCGCTGTTCCATTTTCCATCCCCTGTTGTGCTGCTTTTTTCTTGAGCATTGCCACTGCATCGACGCCCTGCTTCTCGGTCAGGTCTTCGAGCGTCTTCACCTTCCAGTAAGTGCAGAACTTTACTTCGTCTGTTTCGGTGTCAAAGATCAGTTCGTTGATCTCTTGGAACTGTTCTGCGCCGATCAGGCGGACCGCCTCGGCCTTGGGCGCGGCTTTCGCAGCTGCGTTGCCATCATCGTCTTCCGGCGCGATGCCTGTGAGGCTCTCAAGGCCGATCCGCTTGGCATAGGTCGTGGCTGACTTCATGCCCTGCATATCGTTCTTGTTGATGATCAGTGGCACATCGCAGGAAATCTCAGTGCCGCTGGCGCCATGCACCAAGGTCGTCCGCATCACCGCGCCGTGTTCATCGCGCAGCATATAGTGAAACATTGCGATGCCTTGCTCGTTCAAGGCAGGAACAGCAACAGAAACCACATCCCCAAGGTCGGCGTATTTCGATTTGAACGCGGGGTTGGTTGCGCCTTTCACAACCCTGCCCATGCCAGCT